CGTCTTCGCGAACCTCGACGGCAATGCAGGTCCCGTGGTGTATCGTGCCGTTGCGCGGTCCCTGTCGCGCATACACGGCGCCACAGATGATAGGTGTTGACGCCACATGACCCCCTAGTTGCTAGTCTTATACCACTTACGATAGTTGTCTCGTGAGCGGTACGAGAACCTAGCACGAACCATGCGACGTAGCACAGGAACAGCGGCTGGACGCAAATCACCGTAGCGCTTGTTCAACAACTCTAGTGCTGCGTTGTAGCGCTTCATCATGGTATCTGCGGCACCGAAGTTGCCCATGCTCTCATAGAGGTAGGCCATTGCGCGGTCGACCAGCGTGCTGACTGCCTCCGCGTGCAGACGGGGCACGTCACGCTCGTCTTCCAACTTCTGGGGCCGACGGACGCAGCGGATGTCGAGTTCGTATCGCTGGTCAGGGCGCGGATACAGGGCGTACTGCTGGTACCCGTGCGTGTCACGCAGCGGACGTGACCGGTCAGGAATGTACTGCCCGTCGTCGACAAACGTGCCCGTGTTGACGTGGTCGACTCGCATCTCGGCAAGGAGGTAGAACTTCTCCTTGTTGTCCACAAATGCCCTGTCAGCCACCAACGTGTCTGCACCTCTAGTCAGCGAGTCGTAAGGCACAGCCGGGTTTAGTGCGATGTCGCGGATACGTCGGCGGTAGATGCGTACGTGAATGCCCGACTGGTTTTCGGACACCCGCACACCGGTAGCCCCGTAGTCAGCCGCCGCCGTCGTTGTCAGGCGTGTCTGGAAGCCCAGGACGTACTCAATGTTGGGCACGGTGACCACAATGCCGGTGTATTTGCCTTCGTTGATGTCTTCAGCAACCGCTATTTTGTCCGACACCGGGCTCGGGGCTGACTCGTAGCGGGGCTCTCGGATGCGGTTGTTGGCCACCTCGTTGTTGGGCGTAGACGCGATGGTCTGACCCGTGTTGAACCAGTTCTTCGCGTACGAGTCCCACTTGGCCAGCCCCGCTAAGCGGAAGTCTGCGTCCCGCTTACCCCACGTGTACGTGACGATGTACTCGAATTCACCAGGAGGCTCTGGTCCCTTCCACGTTGTGGTGGTAGGAGCCTCGACGCGCGGAGCCCTGCCGGGTCCTTCGAGTTGAAAGTGCTCGCGGCGGAACGCCAGCCGGGGGATGCCAGCCGCAACCTGTCCCCGAGGTCCGACGAGCGTGCGCTGCTCGGCCTCGTCCTGCCCCATCACGTCGAGCGGGTACTGCTGCGTGTTGTTGAACAGCCGCATCGAGCGCATGGTGATGAGGTCATCGGGCAGGGCGTAGTCTTCGGTGTAGATGCGCCACTTGAAGCCCTGGGCGGTACTAGGACGGTTCCCGTGTGTTTCGATGTCGAACGGGTGTACGAGGGTCATCTTCCACTTGTCAACAGCACTGTCGAACCAGATAGTGCGTATCTGGTTGCGTACAATGTGCGTGTCTGTGGTGATCTCAATCACCCGTCCATCCCAGGACCTGTCCGTCTTCCACGTCGTGGTGTAGCTGCCATCAGTGTTTGCATCAGCCGTTGTCTTCGTGTACGTCGTTACGAACGTCCACGGGTCGGGCGCCGGTGAAGCAAGTGTGTTGTCCCCCAGCGTCCGGATTGTGTCGTTGTCCGACAGAGACTTCACGTCGGGCTCGGTCGTAGCCCGCAGGGTGTCCTCGAAGAACAGGTACGGAGCCTCACGCGCAATCTGATTGTACGCGCGATTGATGAAGCCCGTGATGCGCTTCGTCGCTTCAGGCGACTGCTCGGGTGACCAATCCGCCTGCGCGAACATCGCGTCTCGGATCTCGGCCAAGTTCATAGCTACCCCCGACAGTCGATGAACGCCAGTCCTGTAGCACCCGCTCCAATGTTCTGCACGGCGAGCGCGACGACGCAGGCGGGCGCAGTGTTGCCTGCCGCAAACTTGATGATCGAACCAGCCTCAACGCCTCCTGGCGTCAACGCTTCACTGTCCGAGACGGTCGCCCCAGAGCCCACCTGAATGGTCCCAATGCCCCGTCGAAGCACATACCCGTACGAACCCGCAGGGATGGCGTGCTGGGCTACCCCGATGCAGCGAATCGCTTGCACCAAGGCCCCAGCGGACGACAACACCACCTTGTAGTCGGTCGAGGTGGTGTTGCGCATGACAACGTCACCTTCCGCAAGTGCATTCGAGTCCTCATTGAGAACGTACACCCAGGTCTGTGGTCCCCTGCTTGTGGATGCAACCTCAAGCGTGGTGCCCAGATTAGCCTCGGCGTTAGTCGAAACACTTGCGGAGGTGACGGCCATCAATCAGCCCCGACAGTCGATGTAGACCGACAAGGTTCCTGCGTCAGCGCGACCGGCCAGTGTTGAGCCGAAGCCGACAACATTGGATGCGTGCCCCGCAATGAACGTGACATTGCCGGGGGTTGACCCATCAACGATGAGAGAATGAGTCGCCGTCACGGCTGCATCACACGTAGCTGTGACGATGCCCTTGCGAGCAACGAACCCGTACGAGCCGTTTGCAATCGCAGTCTGCGTGATGCCCAGGACAGTTTCAACCTGCGCGCCCGTCGCGGCAATGGCGATGTGCGCCTGCACGGTAGCGGCCTTGCGAATGACCGCAAGGTTCGCGCCAATCTCCGAGCCGCTGTCGTTGTAGCAGTACATGTACTCGACCAAGCCGTTGTCGCCGTCAGGGACGGTGAGAACGAAGCCCAGCGGAGCCTGCTGCGTCGTAGTGACAGTAGTCGGGCTAATGCCCGCTGCGGTGAATCCCATGATGGCCTCCTACGGCGTGGCTGCGCCGGTGATGGCGAAGTTGGCCCGACGCTGGTTCGTGTGAAGACCCATCATCAGGACGATTTCGTAGCGGTAGAGGTCCTGGTCCGGGATACGGAACGGACCGCGAACGGCGAAGTCACCCTTCGTCTCCTTGGACGCGTCGTGGCCCAGGGTGAAGGAGTACCAGCACGGGGTCTTGAACCCGTAGATGACACCGTCAGCCGTGGCCGAAAGGCCGTAGCCGCTGGCCGCGCTGTCGGTCGTAGCCGTACCAGCAGAGCCGGTACCACCAGAAGCGAGCGTGGCAGCCGCGATGTCGATGGCGTCGTCGAGGTAGAAGTCCGCGTTGAGGAACTTCACGCCCTGACGAACCTGACCGGGGGCCTTGTCGCCCTCGACCTTGGTGACGCGCACCTGGTCGTCCAGGTCCTCGATGTAGTTGAGGTAGGACTGCTCGTCGCCGATCATCAGGTCGACATCGCCGAGCGTCTTGCCCTCGCGGGAAGCAGCGAAGTACGCCTTGCGCATCTGCGCACGACCGTCGACGGCGAAGGACGTGATGTCCTCGTACTGGTTGAACCAGCCATCGATAGCGTCCGACGTAGCGCCCTGACTGTTGAGGTCGTGGACCTTGTTCTGCTGGGCAGAACTCGGGCGGAACGAGAAGAAGCCGTCGCGAGCAGTGCCGTCCGGGTTGAACTTCACGTTGCCGTTGAAAGTACAGAACGAGCCGACGCCCGAGCCATTGCCCGTGCCCATCTGCTTGGCGATGCGCTCGTGGAAGTCGGCCAGGGCCAACTCCGGGTAGTGCTGGAGGATGCGGGCGAGGTCCATCTCGCCGTTGGCCTCAGCCAGGTCCTTGCCAGGAACGTCGAACGCGTAGATCAGTCGCGGAGCGACGACCTGACCGCGATGCGCGTTCTGCGAACGGCCACCGGCGATGATCTCGGAACCGGTGTTGACGTGCGTGACGGTACCAGGACCGCCAGTGACGACCGCGAACTCACGACGCGGACCCTTCAGGGCCGCGCGGTCCATGTTTCCGCCATCGAGTACCTTGTCGAGCAGCGGGTGCCACTTGACGAACAGCTCGGAGTACGCCGGCATCAACTCATCGAGAGCAGTCGCCAGAACGTCAGGAGAGATAGGCATTACCGCCCCCTCTTACGTGGGTTGAGTGCAAAGCGTGCAGCTTGCGAACGAAGGTCCTTGAACGAGGTGGCTTCCACCTTATCAGGCAGGGCCATCTGTTCGCTCGAACGCGCCTGGGAAGTAGCCCCGGACGTGATCGAAGCCCCGGGTCGCGGGGCTGAAGGGCTCTCCGCCCCTCCTGATAGGCGCAACGCGTATTCGTCAGGAACACCGTCCGCCTTGGCCTGCCGTGCTGCATTTAGCGCGGCAGCAGGGAGACGCGCCGCCGTGGCCGCTGTCTCCATTTCCCAGCCCTCGTCGAGAAGCGCGACGAACGTAGCAGCCAGGTTGTCGTCCTCGAACAGGTCGGCGTTCTCGGACTTGAACCACTTGGCGTACTGCTCGGCCTCGCGCTCAATCGTGGCCTCGACATTGGACTGGTAGTCCTTGTACGTCTTCTCCAACTCGCCGTACTTGGACTCCCACTCGGTCGTCGCCGTGCCCTGCGCCTCTTCAAGCTCTTTGATCTTAGCGGCGTACTCGGCGACGCGTGGGTCTTCCTTGCCCTCTAGGAGCGAGTTGTACAACTCCTTCAGGGACTTGGCATCGTCCACCATCGAAGCGGCCTTGTCGTCGGCCCACTTCTGATAGTACGTCTGCATCGGCGTGGCCCAGCCCCGGACTTGCTCCGGAAGGCTGTCGACCTCGCCCTTCCAGTCGTCCCATCCGAACTCGTCTGCGGATGGGAAAGCAGCAGGCTGCTCCGATGTCTCTTCACGAACTTCGGATTCAGATGCACTACCCTCGACAGGAGCAGCTGCTGCTTCCGGCGCTGCCTCGACAGGCGCCTCGGTTTCCTCGGACTCCATCAAGCCTCCTTTCCGTCAGCATTACGAGCAGCCGTAATGCGGAACACTGCGAGCTGGGCTCGGGGAGACTTGCCTTTCTCGAAGACAGACTTGGGCTTGCCGTCGTACTCTTCGCCCTCGTCGTCCTCGTCGTCCTCGTCTTCGTCGTAGTCCGTCTTCATGACCAAGTCGTACCCGTGCTCGTCCAGAAGTTCCCGCAGGTCTGCCTCGGAGGCAGGCGGGTCTTCCTTCAGGTCACGCAGTAGTTCGTTCATCATTGGCATAGACGGCTCTCTAGGACGTGTGTACTAGACGAAAACTTTGTTGTCAATCTCTCCCCGTTGCTTTGCCTTCTCTACCCGACGCTTCTCGTGCTGCTGAGCCAGGTCACGGTAGCCGCGTCGCTTGGCAGTACTTTCTGCCTTCTCTCGGACCGTATCTACGTGCTTTCGCCACGACGTAGAGTCGGCACTCATCATATCCCAGCCTGGGTTCTGCTTCTTGTACTCGCGAAGCTCGGACGCAGACTCGAACGTGCGCCCAATCTGGCCCACCTTGAGGGGCTTGGACGGCATCGGTCCCACCGTCATCACCGCCCCAATCCGGATGGTGATGGAACTGTGGCACTCGGGACAGACTGCGTTGTCGACCTTAGCCAGCGGGATGAACATGTCGGTGAAGTAGCCGCAGCCACCGTTGCAGCGGAAGTCATACAGAGGCATCAGACAAGTCCGTAGTCGCGAAGAGCCATCAGAGCCGTCTCCAGGTCGAGCGGCTGGAGAGGTACTGCCTGCTGGCGGCGGCGAAACGGGTTGTAGCCCGACGCTGCCTTGCGGCGGTTCATATAGCGCGGCATCAGTTCGAGGTTGGCCAGGTTGTTCGAGCCCCCGTTGGACAGGGCCTGCTTGTGGTCGACCTCGATGCCCGTCGGCAGTTCCATGCCCAGAGCTTTCTCCGCGTTCTTCCGTGCCTGGTTCCGCGCAGAGCGCAGAGCAATCTGCTCGGGCTTCCCGTGGAAGTCAGCGTACTCCTTCTTGTAGTTACGCGGCTTCCCGTTCTTCAGAGCTGGGGCCTTCTTTGCACGCCTCATTTCTTACTCCCTGGGAAGCCGGGACCACCCAGGGGCGTCGCTGGCTTCGGTAGCTCGATGCCAGGAGGAAGCCCTCCGGCTACGATGTTGTCCTCACGCATACGCGCCCCCACCGTTTCCTCCTCGGGGGGAGCGGGTGGGAGCGGACCAGCCGGCGCCTGCCCCTCTTCCGGGGGCGGTGCCTGTTGCTGCTGACCTGGGGGGGCTAGGATGTCCCGCATCCCGAGCAGGTCAAGCAGCTTGTTGATGAGCTTGGCCTTGTCCACCGCAGGGCTTTCGAGAAGCAGCGGCATGTACTGCTGGAGCTTCTGAAGCTGCACGAGTCGGTGGTTCTCGGTCGGGCTGTACGGGATGGCGATGTAGTCGAAGTCCAGAGGCTTCTCGGCGGGGTTGCGCCGAGGCCGCATGGCCAGCGTCTGTCGCGTCACCTGGAGCACTTCCTGGCTGTCCGTGAGCCGGATGGGCAGCACCGTGTTGGGAGGCAGGAACTCCTCGTAGAGCCCCACAATCTTCTGAGAGTTGTTGTCGACACAGTCTTCGATCATCTTGATGCGGCGACCGTTGCGGGTACGCGTGGCCGTGTCAGCCAGTGCCACCTCGGTAGCAACGTCAGCCACACCGACGACACCACGGCTGTACTGCGGGATGCCCAGGATGAACTCGATGCCCGTGTTGCAGCGGTCCCGCATCTCACGGAACTCGGGGCTGAAGCTCGGCACAGGCGTCTGGCCGATGATGTCACGCAGCGGTGCGTTGGCCTTGCCCTCGACGTTAATCATCGAGCCCGGTTGGTTGGCTTCCCGCAGCGCGCTCATCAGGGCTTCGGGGTTGTCGACCAGCGCGGTGTTCACCATCATCACAGGCGTCGAAGTGTGGGCGTGCCACAGTTCGAGCGTGTCAATCTCGTTGAGACGTTCCTGCGAGGAGGCGATGAGCTTGATGTCTGACAGCCCGCCGAGGTCCGTCATGTTCTCGTTGAACGTGACCAGCGAGAACGGGTTGCGGACGTAGCGGTAGGGCAACTCGCCCTCGAAGAGCGGGTCTTCGATGTCTTCGAGGACGTGGTAGTACTTGTCCGACTCGAAGTCGTAGACCTCGTAGACGGTCACCCACTTGTAGACCTCAAGGCTGGCCTCGTTCACCATCGCACGGTCGCGAACGTAGTCCTTGAGCCACGTCGGGTAGCCCCCGTAGTACGCCTTCTTTGCGACTGCCGGGTCGTACTGCGACGGGCGCCCATCGCTTTGGGGTTCCGAGCGTGCCTTGAACTCCTCTCTGGTGAGAACGGTCGTCTCCACCAGGTACCGGATGTCGTCAAACCTCTTCGCCGACATGTCGAAGAAGATGGCACGTGGGTCCACGTCGAAGATTTGCACGGACTCCCGCTTGAAGTCCCACACCGCCTTGGTGAAGCCCCGACCGCAGATGGACGCGTTGGTCGCCGTCTTCCACAGCGTAGCGTGCATGTTGTTCCGCTGGAAGCAATCATTGATGAGCGCTTCGCGGAACTGTGCGGCAGGCTGCAAGGGCTTCTGCCTAGCCATGACGGTGACCTGCGGGTTCTGCGGACAGACATTCGCGATCATCGTATCGATGTAGGCGTACGGGTAGTTGGTCTGGAAGTTAATGTCCTCCTCTTCCAGAATCTCCGTCGAGCCTGACGGACGGTCAGAGTCCGAGCCCCAGTACTCGGCGACGTACCACGACCGCCAGCGGTCCCAGTCGCGGCGCTCGATGCGAGACTTTGCGCGGTGGGTCTTGATGATGCCCTGGATTTGCTTCTGGGTCAGTCCCACAGCTACCGCCTACGTCGTGGATAACGTGCTCGCACACGCCGCTTGTTCGACTTGTTACCAGCTTTCCGATATTCCTGCAACTGCTCGTACGTCATGTCACGGAACAGCACGACATTGTCCAGTTCTGCTGGCTTCTGGTCCTGCTTGTATCTGCGCGGTGCAGCCCTCGCGACCACACAAGCCAGCTGTAGCGCAGACACCTTGTCCCAGTGATGTCGGTCACGCCGCTTGCCCTTGCTCGTTGCGTTGAGCAGTTCAGAGGATGCCGACCGCTCGGTCGACTTGTCTTCGCGGTAGGAGCCCAGCTGGCCTACCGTGTCCGCGTCGTTGAGCACCATGCAGTCCATCAGCGCATCCTGAAGGTAGGATAGCATCTGCGGGACAGACTTCGAGGTAGCAGCGATGCCAGGCTTGTACGCCTTCTCGTAGTAGAGGTTGGGGTAGTCCATCTCTTCGAGCAACGCGAGCGTGGCTACGCCGACGCCGTTGGACTCGACGCCGAGCAGGGCATTGTTGTACTTGCGGCCCACCTTGTTCAGGCGCTTGGCAAAGTCGACCGGGTCAGTGTTGTCACCGAAGCAGGCCACCTGGGTCCACTCGTTGTCGTAGACCTTGAAGACCTGGAACGCAGCGTGGTCCCGAGAAGCGTAGCCCGCAGGGTCAGCGCCGATGACGTAGACCGCTCCCGGCTCTGGCTGCTCGTACTCCATGTACGGCGCCTTCCACTCACACAGCGCCGACTCCTCGTGCTTCTTCAGCACGTCAGGCCGGAAGACGCAGCCCGCTGTTGCCACCCAGCACGACACGTCGTCGAACGGGTAGTACACCTTGAACAGGTCAGGGTTGCGGCGAATCTCGTCGTCTGTCTCCATCATCAGACGGCGGAACGACAGGTGCTGCTTCTTCAGCCCGAGGTGGCCGTAGCGTTCGAGCAGCTTGGTTTCTTCGAGAGTCAGCGCGCTGTTCTTCGGCCACGCACGCATGTTGAGCTTGCCGTCCCAGAACGGGAAGAACGCGTACACCCAGCGACCATGTCCCCGCTTGGCGTTGCGGCACTGGTCCTTCCACCAGTCCGCCGAGGGCATGGACATCGGCGCGGGGGTGGACTCCAGCAGGATGTGGGCGTGGTCCCGGTTAATCATGGACGGGTAAATCATCGAGAACTGCCCACCGGCATCCCGCCAGTACGGCAACTCGGAGCCGTGGAAGTTGTCCGGCGACTGGCCGATGCCGACAGCCCCTGTCTCGCCGGACAGGACACGCATCTTCCCGCCATGCTGAAACGACAGCTGCCGGACTTCTCGATTGGGTACGGTCGGTGCCCGCACAACCCCAGGCCAGTTCTGGTGCACCATGTGCACGCGGCGGTGCAGGTACTCGGCCCGGTCTTTGTTGTCTGCGATACAGACGTGGTCATAGCCCGGGGTGTAGGCGGCCTTTACGTAGCCACACAGCTCGCCAGTCAGTGACTTACCGCCCTGCCGATAGCCCAGCAGGTTGAGCCACTTCGCCTGCCCCGCGTCTGTTCGAGGCGGGTCGGCGTAGTACGACACCACGGTCGCTTGCAGCTTGTCCGTGATGGCGAACGGGTCGTACTTGATTTCCTGCCCTGTCTTCTGGTCGATGATGCGCCCGTACGCAGCCAGGCTGATTGCCGGGTCGCGCAGCGCGTCCAGAGCTTCGGCAGGAATGGCGCTCACGAAGACATGTCCTTCGCAATAGCTCTACGCGCTGCGTTCTTTACCAGTTCGCGCAGGTCAGTTGACTGACGCGCGTGCAGCTTAGCAGAGCCTGCAAGTTGCTCCGACTGCTTCGCGTGCTTCTTCGAGGCGCCTGCTAGTTCTTTGCTGATCTTGTCGAGCTTCTGCTTCATGACTTCGCCTCGTCGTGGCCGTAGAAGTAGTAGGGGCTGTTGCCGTACGACCGGTCGATGTCCTCGGAGCACAAGGGCTCCTTGAACACCTTGATGCGCGGCGGCTTGTCCTTCGGGTACGGGACGATGAAGTCCGCGTTGTGCCAGCGCAGCAGGTTGTTCGGCTGGACGCAGTAGTTCCCGTCATCGAGGATGATGAAGTGGAAGCACTTGCTGTCCTGGTCGTTCGAGTACCCGACGTTCAACTCGTTGAGGTCGCCCTCATAGTCGTCGATGGTCGTCAGGTACTGACCGCTGCGCCACTGCCGGTCACGGCAGAACACGTCGACCCGCTTGTTCTGCAGGAACGCAAACGTCGTGACTGCGATGTTGTTGGACTGGCAGTCCCAGCTCTCCAGCAGCTGAAGCCGGCGCGTCTCGTCCTTCGACAGCACGTCGAAGTCTTCGCAGTGCACGAACGCACTGATGGGCATGTTCCAGAACACGGCCCCGATGCGAGACTGGAAGTGAAAGTGAAGCGGACGGTTGAGCATCGACTTCACGCCAAAGATGTAGCCCTCCATCAGCCCCTCAAGTCCGGTGTACTCGGGCCGGATGAAGCACTGGATGTAGGGCATGTTGGCGTTGAGCTGGCTCACTTCTGCTTCTTCTTCTCGGCTTCCTTCTCCAGCGCCATTCGCGCAGCTGCCAGCCTCTTTTCCTTGCGGCTCATCTTCTTGTTCTTCTTGTCGAACATGGTAGCTCCTACCACTTCACTCGGTTGGCCCAGTACGCCGCAGACAGCTTGCCCTTAGCGATGTTCTTTCGATGGCGTGCCTTGAAGGACGCCCGCTTCTTTCGCATCTTGTCGCCTTCGCCCTTCTTGGGCTTACCGGCTGTCTTCGCGCCCTGCTCTCCGAAGCGGATGAGCTTGACCGTGTTGCCTTCCTTGGCCAGCACGATGTGGGACTTCTTCGGGTGGTCAGGCGTCCGCTTGGGCTTGTTGACGCCCGAGAGCCCGTGCTTCTTCTTCAGCGACGCGATGCGAGCGGCAACGCGGGATCGTGCTCCAGCGGACATGGCTACCTCTTCTTCCCTTTGTGAAGCCCGTGTTTGGCGTGCTGTACGCCCTTCTTCCGTGCGGCCCGCTTCACTGCTGTGGCGCGGGCGTACTTCTTGTCGGGCATACTGCGGATGGCTGCCTCGGGGGCGTAAGCCTCACCAGTCGCATCAG